CATGGGAAACAGACAAGGTTTTATCTCTTCAATTTTTTCTTGAAGAGATTCACCGTAGTGTACAGTACTATTTAGCACATTAATCCCTTGTAGTGTTTCAATTTTACCCCTAACGAGTATTTTAACACCATAGGGTAACCTTGAACCTAGATCGGTTATTACAAGGTTTTTTTTTTTCTTTATCATCATTAAATAATTACATAGATAATAAATTATCCAACTCTAAAATGTACTAAAACTTGTTGGATATAGTTTTATAAAGTAATTGTTGAATAAATCAACTACAACCTTGTTGCAGCTATTACTTCACAGTTACCTGAAGGAACTTGAAGGTAAATCCTTCAGGAAGTGTTGTACTACCTTCTGGAAGTCTACCCCCCTGCAATTGGGCAACAAACAGAATATCACCTTTTTCAAGAGTGACATTAATTCTATTCATTGGAACACCAAGAACATTTGCAGTATCTTGGTGACCTACTGCTGAAATAATACTACCATCTTTGACAGTATCAAGTAGAAGGTCTATTTGTAGACCATCAACTATCTCTTCTATTTCCACATTACATGGAAAGTTATTAATCATTTGAAGACTGAAAGCATTTCCAAAATATCTCATAATCTTAATAACGATTAACCTAAAGCATCGTGAGGTTCAAATTAATAATATTGTCCATCTTTAAACTCATGAAGAGAACTTAACGGACATTAAGTTTTTTTAATAGAAAGGATAGACAATTATTGTCTATCCTTTTTAATCAAAATAGAGTTCGAGTTCATCTGTCTCTACTCTATAGAGACAGAAGGAGTCCCAATCTCCTCTGTCTCTCTTGCAGACACAAGAGAGTCTTCTCCCAGACTCTACTTGTTCTGCCAAGTTATGTGCTTCTTCCCAAGAAGCACATAACTTAATATACCCATAGTCTGGGTTATACTCAAAACCCAGACTTTTTATGTTTTTTAGCCCAGAGCCATGAGCTATGACTTTCACTGTATTCATTTTTTTAATTGTATTCTCTTTTATTTTGTAATTAAACAAAATAAGGTATCAATAGAGCAATAAAAGAGAATACTTAAAAGTAACTCTTTGATACCTTTTATATAAAATAGTTATATATTTATACCAACACATGGACTAAGATGTCAATGTGTTGGTGGAAAAGTGTGGAGTTTTGTATTCCTCCACACTCTTTTCTCTTCAAACAATACTCTTAACTTAAAGAGTTAAGAGCACTGTTGAAGAGGTCTTCCTATTTTGAGGGAATCTTACAAGGAATCCCTTGTAAGACTCAAGTTCTCCACTTGGGAGAACCTGAGTTCCCTCAGGAGCATACTGAACTACTACCAATTCAGGCAGTAGTTCAGCTAATTCAGTATCAGACAGTGCTGCAACAGCACTGTCTAGCCTGAAAGTAGAGTCATCTACTACTCCTTCTGGAGTAGTAAATGATAGGTATACTCTACCATAGGTGTCCCCTTCTGGCAATGTCCTCTTTAGAGGACTACCAGATCTACCTGCTCTCTTCAAGATAGAGAGCAGGTTTACACTTTTTGAGCTGAATGCCCACTTTGTGGCACCAGCTTTTGTAGGAGTCTCAGCTCCTACAGAAAAATTAAATTCTGCCATTTCTGGCATTTTTAGCAGCAAAACTTATCAACATGATAAGAACACTGCCTGGAACTCCTTTTGTTCCTAAGTTTTTAGTGGGGGGGATTAGTCATCCTGCCCAAGTACATGGGGGAGTTTGGGTATACTATCCCACGCTTATATACCTTTAAAAACATTAAAAAAATTTTTAAAAAAAATATAACAAAAAAAGTTATACCATGTTTAACCTATTGCATATTAATTATTTTTATATTATATTTGCACCATCTATCTAAATACTCTATTTAGATCTCTAGTCTAGAGAAGTCATATCTACAAGATACAGCCTCTAGGAAGAGCAGGTGTAGTACTTACAAATAGTAAGGAGGTAATCAGCTGAGAGCAAATAACTAAAGTATATAAATTAAGGGTGACTCACCTATAGAGTTGAGAAAAGGTTGAGGGTAAAGAGTCCTTAGGAGTAAATAGTAGAAATGCTATGACCCGCCCCTTATATAAAACTTTAGTCAAGGGGTGCAGTAATGTCCTAGGGAGTAACCCTAGCAAGTCCTCATTAACTCTGATAAAAAGAGCCTAGGGAATTTTTATATCAAAAAAAAAAAATAAAAAAAGTTAATAAAAATTTTGTTTTTTAAAAATTATACACTATATTTGTAGTGTGCAATTCGGGATTTGTCTATGGACATATTTATAATTTTAAGAAGTCCCTTGTGAAAAGTCACTTCTTTTAAAGACTATGGTGTAATGGTAGCACAGATAAAATTTATCAAGTCTAGGTTCAAATCCTAGTAGTCTTGCTAATATATAAATTATGGTTGAGATTTTAAGAAAAGAAGGTTGGATTTTAAATCCTAATGATAAGATAGTAAATTCAATCTTAAAGAGATTAGAGAGTAACAAAGGCAATTGTCCTTGCAGTACTAAGGAAGAAAGAAAATGTCCTTGTTATAAGTATCTTCAAGAAGATAATTGTTGTTGTACTCTTTATGTAAAGAAGTAACTGATAGTTATTATTACTATTGGTGGTCTTGGGAGAGGAGGAATCTCCCTTGATTTGCCTCTATGTTGGAATGGAAGACAAGACAGACTTAAAATCTGTTGGCTAGTAATAGCCGTGTGGGTTCAAGTCCCACTGGAGGTACAATAATTAAATACTTAATAGTATGGCAAAGAAAAGTTTTTTTGAAGAAAATACTAATAAAGAATCTGAAGTTCTGAATACAGTAGAGAAAGAAGAAGTAGAAGTTAAAAGAGTAAGATATATCTCTGCTCCTAATGTTAGGCTTCTAGTCCAGAAGTTAAATGAAAATAATATTGGCAAAGATGATATTATTGAAATGATTAAAGCTCCAGGAGATTATGGAGTTATTTATTATAAATAAATATATGAAAGTTCCAAAGGAAGAGTATAATAAGGAACCTGTATACTACTGTAAGAAATGTTTATCTCTTAAAGTCAGAGCAGTGGCAGATATGAGTTATTGTGATGACTGTGGTTCCACAGAAATAGATGAGATAAATATTAGAGAGTGGGAAAAACTTTATGAAAAGAAAGTAGGTGTTAATTTTTTAAATAATTAAAAATGGGAGAAGAAAAGAAAAAGCCATCTAAATTGTCTTATGAAGACTTGGCTAATATTACTAGAGAGTTAGAACAAAGATGTAGAATGTATGAACAGAAGTTGAAAGAGAATAATATGATCTCTCTTTTTAAGAGATTGGACTATCTGTTTAAAGTAGTAGAATTTGGTGATAAATTCCCTGAAGAATTTAAACAGAATAGTATTGCTGAAATTGTTTCTCTTATGACTCCTGAAACTGAAGAGGAAGAAAAAGATGGCAATGGTAAATAATGCTGTAAGGGTTCCTTGTAATGACTTGAATGCTTTCTTTAAGTATTGGTTATTATTTTTAGAACCATTTCATAAAATGTCTACTAGAGAAATAGAAGTGGCAGCTTGCTTTTTAAAGCATAGATACTTATATTCATTAGATGTACTAAATCCTACTATAGTAGAGAAACTCTCTATGAATGAAGAAACTAAGAGAATTATTGCTGAAGAATGTAATTTAACTTCAGCATACTTTCAAGTAATGATGTCTAAACTAAGAAAAAGTAAGTTTGTTATAGATGGAAAAATAAATCCTAGATTTATTCCTAACATTTCTAGTGAAAACTTTTCTCTTTTAATACATTTTGAAATAAATAATTTTAATGGACAAGATGTTTAAAGAAGTAGCTGAAGAGTTAGGTATGTCTGAAAAAGATGTTAAAAACATATACACTGCTTACTGGACAGCTATAAGAGAAACAATTAAAACTCTTCCTTTTAAAGATGATCTTTCAGAGGAAGAGTTTTTAACTTTAAAGACTAGTTTTAATTTACCTAAAATAGGTAAATTAGGATGTACTTATAAGAAATATGTTAGTTTAAAAGAAAGATATAAAAATGTTAAAAATAAAAAAGATTAAACCTATGTTTACTTCATTAATCTGTACTATGGACAGATATGAAGATGATGAGAAAACAGGAAATATTATTGTAGCTTCTAAGACTAGAGGGACTATAAAAGAATATCAGACTGTAGTTGAAGTTGGACCTAATGTTAGAGATGTTAAGCCTGGAGATAAAATTATGATAGATCCTAAGAGATTTGCTGTAGTTAAACATCAGGAAGGTTCTCTTAAAGATGGAGTTATTTCAGATAATCCAGTAGTTAGTTATAAATTTGATGTAGTAACTATGAATGATACTGATTATTTACTACTTCAAGACAGGGATATATTATATATATTTGAAGGAGAAGAGGAGGAAGAGAACCCTAAGAGTAAGCTCTATACTCCAGAACTTATTGTTTAACATCAAGCCTAGAGTCTTCTAGGCTTTTATTTTTTAAAGATATGCATATTATAGAATATAATAATTACACAATTACTCCTACTCAAGAAGCTTTTTTAATAAAGCCTATAAGAGATTTATTTAATAAAGATAAATCTAAAAATAAGGAGAACTTTATGAAACAAATGTCTATAATGTATTTTCTAGTAGATCCTAGAAGTAGTTATAGTTATATTATAGATGAGGAAGAAAGACTAAAAGAAATTCTTCTTCAAGAAGGATTACCTCAAGACTATAAGATATCAGAAGATTTGAAGAAAGCAATAGAGATTTACCAAAAACATACTGTTACATCTTCATCAGCTCTTCTTCAAGACACTAAAATAGTAATAGGTAAACTTAGACAATTTTTTAGAGATGTAGATTTAAATGCTTTAGATGATAAAGGTAAGCCTATATATACTGTTAGTGCTATAACTAAAGCTATTAAGGATGTTCCTGAATTAGCTAAAGATATAATAGCAGCTGAAAAAGTAGTAGCTCAAGAAATAGAAGAACAAGGCAGAGCTAGAGGAGGTAATAATAATAAAACTTTATTTGATGATGGAATAGATATATAATATGGAATTTAATAAATATCAATCAACTATTGAAGAACTTAACTTAGCAGGATATCCTCAAGAGATTCAAGATCAATTTTGGGATTTTATTAATAATGTACCATATATAAAATATATGGTATCTGAAGAAAGACAAAGAGCTAAGGATTTAGAAAAAGATGATAAAGGTAGAATAATTGTTGATGTAACTAAGCCTCATATATTAGAGGATATGGATTACTTTAGACCATCTGCCTTACATTATAAGAAACATAAATGTTATACTTTTTTAAGACCTAATCCTAATCCTAATTCAGAATATGGGAAATGGATAAGAGAAGAAATTAGGAGATGTTATCATGGGTATGTTAGAGAATCTGATGGAGAATGGGTAACAGGTAATATGTATTTCTTTATGAATTATTGCCCTATACCTATGACTAAGATTACAGGTAATTCTAAGAAAGGAGAGCGAGTTATAGATTTTCCTGAATTTTGGGAAGGTATATATTATAGGTTTCATTATATAGAACAAGCACAGAAAGGAGGACTTTTCAATTTTGAAGGAGGTAGGAATGGATGTGAAATATCAAGTCGTGGTAAATCAAAGAGTCTTACCATGGCTGCCATAATGGCAAAGTATTTTGTATTAGGGGAGTCAGAAGATGTCAATAAGTCAGTAAAATGTATGGCTACGGCTTATCAGAAACAATATTTAACTTCAGATGGTATATTAAATAAGTTTCAATCTTATATAGATTTTTTAGCAACCACTACACAATTTCCAGCAAAAAGACTAAAAGCATCTCTTCAAGATATGGCTTGGAAAATGGGATATTTAGATTTGGATACTGGAGTACAAAGAGGATCTTTAAATGAAGTTATTGGAGTATCTGCTAAAGATGATCCTTCTAAAGTCAGGGGTAAGCGACTTCACTTTATTATAGTAGAAGAGTTTGGGTCCTTTAAAAATGTATTGGAATTGTATAATATTATGTTACCCTCAGTACAAGAAGGGGATATATCATTTGGATTTATGTATCTTATTGGTACTTCTGGAGATAGTGAATCAGACTTTCAAGGAGCTGCTGAAATTGTATATAATCCTGAAGGATATAGAATGTATGCATTACCTAATTCTTTTGATAAGGAAGGACAAGGTAAGTTAAAGATTACATTCTTTTTTCCAGGATATATAAATAGAAAAGGATGTTATGATAAAGATGGAAATTCAGATGTTACTAAAGCTATTCTAGAAATATTAGCTGACAGATATAGAATAAAATATAATTCTACAGATATAAACTCAGTTACTAAGGCTATAGCTGAAATTCCTATTACTCCTCAAGAAGCAATATTAAGAACTAGAGGTAATTTATTTCCTATTACACAATTGAATGAAAGGTTAAATCAGATAGATGCTGATCCTAATTTTTATGAAGATACTCTAGTAGGAAATCTAGTCTTAAATAAAAATGGAGAAGTAGAATTTAGACCTACAGCAGATATGCCTATTAGAACTTTCCCTACTAAAGATAATAAAATGAAAGGAGCTGTAGAAATATATGCACTTCCTGAAAGAAATACTAATGGTAAAGTATTCTCAGAAAGATACATATTAGGGCACGATCCCGTGGACTCTGACTCAGCAGAAACATTATCTTTAACTTCTACTTTTGTATTAGATTTATTTACAGATAAAATAGTAGCAGAATATACAGGAAGACAAGAGTTTGCTGATGATAATTTTGAAATTGTAAGATTACTATGTTTATTTTATAATGGTAAGTGTCTATATGAACAGAATAAAAAAGGAATATTTGCTTATTTTAATAGAATGAATTCTTTACATTTATTAGCAGATGTTCCTGAATATTTAAAAGATAAACAGTTAGTAAAAACTTTAGGATATGGAAATACTAGTAAAGGAGTGAATGCTACTTTGCCTATAAATAACTTTGCTAACCAGCTTATTAGAGAATGGCTAATAAAACCAATTCCTATAGAGATTACAGAAGGAGATGAAATAAAAACTATTCAAGTAAGTAATTTATATTCTATAAAGAATAGAGCTTTGCTTCAAGAGTTAATACTTTTTAATCCAGATATAAATGTGGATAGGGTAAGAGCATTAGGTATGCTAATGTTATATAGAGAAGAAAAAATGATTTTATATCAAGGAAACTTTTCATCAGAAGATAGAGAAAAAGCAGAAAAAGATTACTTAGGTAAAGATGATTTCTTTGAAAGAAATTACAAGAATAAATTAAAAAAGATGTATTAGTATTATTATTAAAGAATTTATTTTATTGTAATAATATAATTACTTCTGTAAATTTGTAAATAAATTATTGGAGATATGAGTTACAGTTTTATAAACTTACCTCCACAACAAATTTCTTTTAAAAAGAAAAATAAAGAGTGGAGAAAAAAGCATTTAGATTGGGCTGATAATAGATCTTCAATTACTTATGATCTAGTAAGGAAAACAGTACTTCATAAAAAGATTAACTATGATTTAGTTAATGGGAAGTTGCACATGGATGATTTAAAATTAATTTTAAATCCTTCTGATGTACAAGCTGCTTATATTCCAGAAAAGATACAGCACTATCCTATAATGAATAGTAAGATGAATGTTCTTAGAGGGGAGGAGGCTAAGAGAGTATTTGATTATAGAGTAATTGTAACTAATCCTAATGCTATTACTGAAATAGAAAATAATAAAAAAGAAGAGCTTTTTGCTAGACTTCAAGAATGGGTTCAAAATACTGCTATGTCTGAAGAAGAAGCTAATGCAGAACTTGAAAAAATAAATTATTATTATAATTATGAATGGCAAGATTTGAGAGAACTCAGAGCAAATTCTTTATTAAATCATTATTCTAAAGAACTAAATTTTGTAAATATATTTAATAAAGGATTTACAGATGCTATGGTATGTGGTGAAGAAATTTACCAATGTGATATAGTTGGAGGTGAACCTACTTTAGAAAAAATTAATCCTTTAAAAATTAGAATCTTTCAGGCAGGATATTCAAATAAAATTGAAGATGCTGATATGATAGTTATTGAAGATTATTGGAGTCCTGGAAAAATTATTGATACTTATTATGAGTCTTTAACTCCTAAAGATATGAAATATCTTGAAGATATAGAAACTTTAGAAGGAAGAGCTTATCATGATGGTATGGATAATATAGATGAAAGATTTGGTTTTGTTCCTACTATGGCAGTTACTGAAGACTTTTTTACAACTGCTGGTGATTCTATATTTCAAGCTAATGCTATAGATACTTCTATGCCTTATGATATTGCAGGTAATATTAAAGTGCTAAAGGTTTATTGGAAATCTAGAAGAAAGATAAAAAAAGTTAAATCTTTTGATCCAGTAACAGGTGAGGAAATATTTAATTTTTATTCTGAAGATTATCAAATAGATGAAACTTTAGGAGAAGAAGAAACTATTTTCTTTATTAATGAGGCTTGGGAAGGAACTAAAATAGGTTCTGATATTTATGTTAATATGAGACCTAGACCAGTTCAGTATAATAGATTAAGTAATCCTTCAAGGTGCCACTTTGGTATAGTAGGTTCAATTTATAACCTTAATGATGATAAGCCTTTCTCTTTAGTAGATATGATGAAACCTTATAATTATTTATATGATGTTGTCCATGACAGATTAAATGTGCTTCTAGCTAATAATTGGGGAAAACTAATTCAAATGGACTTAGCTAAAGTTCCTAAAGGTTGGGATATAGATAAGTGGATGTACTATGCTAAGAACTTTAACTTAGCCATTGTAGACTCTTTTAAAGAAGGGAACTATGGCGCTGCTACAGGTAAATTAGCTGGAGGATTAAATAATGCTTCTTCAGGAGTAGTAGATGCT